CTGGTGGCAGCGACAGATATACTCTTGTGTGTACGATGGAAACAGCAAGAACCGCAAACGAAATTAATGCCGTACGCTTTGGGGCGAACGGCTACATCGATTTTGATGCCAACTTATAAGGAGGGGTGAAGATGGAATTTTACAATAAGCACTATATTCTCCTTGACGGAGAAAACCGCATCATCGATGGCTGGTCGAATGGTCCGCTGGCAGGAAAAGACACTGAGGACGCGATTTGCATTAACGAGCAGGGTGGCTATCAGTTCCGGCTGTTTCCGGACGGCGAAGAAAATCCTGCGCTGATCGACAGCGATGGCGTCCACCTATGGAAATATGACGATAAGGTATTAGCTACTACTGAAGAAGAAAGAGAAGCAGAAAGAGCATCTTTCCCAGTTATTCCTCCTCAGCCTTCTGCTGATGAGAAGATAGCGTATCTAGAGGCTAGATTAGAAGCTACTGAAACCCTACTCACAGATACTCAGATGGCATTATGTGAGCAATATGAGGCAAACCTGGCATTACAGGATGAAGTTACAAATACCCAGTTAGCTTTATGTGAAGTATATGAGTTAATGGCATAAGGAGGATTTATTATGGCAAAAGTTTATGCTGATTTGATCCGGAAGGGTCTCAAAACTATTGATGATGTACCGGAGAAATTAAGAGCAGAAGTTGAGGCTCTGTTGGAAGGCTAATTATGAATAAAATAAAAGAATGGTTAATCTATTATTTATTGCGAAAGGAGTTATCTGCTATGGCAGTTATTTATGCTACTTTAATCGTGAAAGGCAAAAAGACTTTTTCTCAGGTCCCTGTTAAACTAAAAGAACAGGTCCGTGAAATTTTGATTGATCTGGAAGTTCCTGAGCTAGCAGAATAAAAGTCGAACAGAACGAAAGGATGATTCAATGAGAGAATATGTAGGTATTATGAAACTGAGACGTTTCGTAAAAGTCCACGATGAACCAGAGTATACTGAAGTAACTTTTCTTGAGAATACAGAAGAAGAGTTTGTAATGCGCGTATACCAAAACATTAATTGCGAAAGTTTCACTAAGCTAATCAGAGATGTTGAGGATGGCGTATTTTTAAATATCGATGGAGTAATCGAATATGCTCCACAAAATTATGATTTTATGTTTAGACAATCTATTTTATCATACATGACAAATGTAAAGATCCCCGATGAATTTGAATTCGTTTGGGATCTTTGCTTTAATGAGACGTTCTGGAATAAAGTTGTAACTTCTATTCCGGCTGATGTATATAATCGCATTGAAGACACCTGCAGAGATTATATTACCTATAAAAGAGAGCTACGGCTGTCCGAAGGAAAATATAATACCGAGAAAATTATGTCTGAACTTAACTCTTATATTGACCTTATGAATGCCGTTAATGAGCGTTTTGATGGCATCGATATTCGTAAGTTTGCAGATGGAGTCGAACACTTAACCGATAATACTAATATTAATGATGTTTTGAATGTTATTAAGATTGTAGATGATAAATAATGGCAAAATCGATTGCCGAACAATTAAAGAGTCTGGAAAAGACAGCGTGGTTCAAAAAACAAGTTAATACAGCTTACAAAAATAACGTTGGATCAGTGAAAGGGGCGGCAACTCAAGCCGCTTCTTTTTACGCTGACGAAATGAGACAAATCCTACGTGATGAAATAGCGGATATAAAAAGCCAGACAACTGGCGAATCGTTTTTGGATTACATTCTGGTTGATGAATCAGTAACAACGATTGAAAAAAACGGTACTGTGTATGTGTGTATTTCCTTACAATTTGACGAAGTAATGATGAGACGTCAATCTTTGGTTTCAGAAGAAACCGTAAATATCGCAAAAATATTCAACCAAGGTTATGAAGCCGAATACTCTGTTTTTGGATATGACAGGCATGGTCAATTTATAAATAGCTTAACGCAAAGAGAAGGACTGCATTTTGTAGAAAATGCAATTTCAAAATTCAACAACCGTTATCGTAAAAATATTGCATATGCAGAGTTTAATAGAAGTTGGATCAATCCTTAACTATTGGTAAGTACGATATTTAGGTGTTTCTTGCCGAATAGTTGAAGCTTGGGAGTTTGGGCGATCTGTTCCGACACCCACAGCCCAAAAATTAATATATCTTATTCATAAAGATCCTTCGTTGATTGAAAAATTACAATAACATTTAAGCACCGCTTATGGCGGTGCTTTTCTTTTTTTGTTAAGGCGCCGTTTATCTGCGCCTTTATTTTATTGATGGGAGGTGGCAAATGGCTAATAATGAAATCTTAAGAGTTCTAGTTGGCGTTGCCGGTGGGTCTTCGATAGCTGGTGAAAGCGGCAAAGAAATTCTGAAAGATTTAAAATTAATAGCCGCGCAAATATCCTCTGGCGGTCATATGAGAGTAAAGGTTGGATTAGACCAAACCAATACACAATTATATTTTCAACAAGAATTACAGAAAATAATAAATAATGTCCAACTCAGAGCTACCATAAAGGCTGACGTTAATACTGACACATCAAATGAATCATACTACCAAGGTGTATTAACTCAGCAAAAAGCAGTATTGGCCACAGCGCTAGCACAAGCTTCCACCGCAGATGAACGTCGGAATATTCAGGCTAATATCAATGCCTTAATTAAACAAGAGAGAGTAGAAAATCAGCTATCCGGCATTGTAGAAGCTGATAATCTAGAAACAAAAGCAAAAATAGTCAAAGCGCAGGCAAAATTAACTCAATCAGAAATCAAATATAGGCAAGCTGTTGAAGATTCTAAAAATGCTGAGCAAGTTGCAGAAAAGAAAAAGCTTTCCGCTTTAAAAGCTGTTAGGAATTTTCAACTTCAAATAACGAAGATTCTAGATAATACATATAACCTCCAAGATGGGACTCGTAGTCGGCTTGAATCTTTATTTAATAACGTAAACTCAGATAATTTGCAGGAAAGTAAAGTTGCTCTTTCTAACATAAAATTAGAAATGCAACAAACGGGACAAACTGCGGATGACTTGGGAACAAAATTAAAAAAAGCATTTGACACTCATATTAAAGGTGCATTAATTACCGCTGGGTTTGCATTAATACGGCAAACTATTCGTGATGTTGTTGATGAGGTTGTTACGTTAGACACTTCAATGACTGAATTGAAAAAAGTCAGTAATGCCAGCCAAAACGATTTAGCTGTTTATTTCAACAATGCTCGTAAAGAGGCGATTGATTTACACGCAGAATTAGATACGTTAATCGATGCAACAGCAAATTTTGCCCGCCTTGGTTTTAATATAGGTGAATCATCAACATTAGGTAAAACCGCAACAATTTTTGCCAATGTCGGTGATGATATTTCATCGATTGATAATGCAACCGAATCAATAATTTCTACAATGAAAGCTTTTCAAATTGAAGCTGAAGATTCCATGGAAATTGTTGATAAATTCAATGAGGTTGGTAACAATTTCGCTATTTCTTCTGGTGGTGTTGCAGAAGCTTTACAAAGATCAGCATCTGCATTAGCTGTAGCAAACAATACCATCGATGAATCGATAGCTCTAATCACCGCAGGTAACACTATTGTACAGGATCCCACTTCGGTTGGTACAACCTTAAAAACTCTCTCCATGCGTATTCGAGGTGCAAAAACAGAACTTGAAGCGGCTGGCGAAGAGACCGAGGGTATGGTTGAAAACACAGCTAAACTGCAAGAAAAGATTATGGCTTTAACCGGTGGAGCTGTAGACATCATGTTAAATGAGGATACTTTTAAATCTACATATCAAATTTTAAAAGAAATCTCTCAGGTTTGGAAATCTCTAGATGATATTAGCCAGGCGAGTCTGTTGGAACTAATTGCCGGTAAACGAAATGCCAATGTAGCTGCCGCAATCATTACAGATTTTACTGTTGCCGAACAGGTTCTTAAATCGTCAACCAATGCTGCCGGATCGGCAATGGTTGAATATTCACAATGGTTAGACTCTATTGAGGCTAAACAACAGAAATTTCACGCACAGTTCCAAGATTTTTCAGCCGCCTTTCTGAATAATGAGTTTGTTGCGGGTACATATGATACAGGCGCCGGCTTCCTGGGATTTTTGACAAGCATTGTTGAAACACTTGGTACGATACCGACTTTGGCAACTGCTGCAACTGCAGCGCTGTCTCTGAAGAATATTCCTTTGTTCAACCATTACGATGAAGGTACATTGAATGGAAATTGGTTTAATGAAATGTTGTCTGGAATGCTCGATGGCAAAGTCTTTAATGATATGGCGGTTGCTTTGGAACTAGCGGGGGACGAAGTTATTGATTTATCCAAGGATATGCAGCGCCTCTCCCCTCCCGCTAGAAAAGTAGCGATGGACTTGAAACAGGCGTCAAAGACTGGCAAGGATTTTGCTGTAGCATTACGTTCAAATAGCGCTGAAGTGACAAAGCTAGGTATTAAAGCCAGAGCAAGTGCTACTGGTGTCAAGCTGCTAAAATCGGCTATGGCCACAATTGGTACAATGGCAGCTTCAGTTGCCATTAGTTTGTTAATCAATGGTATTTCTGAGTGGATACACAAGAACGAAGAATTGAGGCAATCGGCGTTAGAATCTTCTCAAGAGTTGCAATCTGAATTAGATTCAATTGATGCTTATGCTGATAAAATTCAGTCTTTAAAAGATTCGTTGGATTCCGGCACATTATCTACCGAGGATGCATATGAAGCTCGTAAAGAGTTAATGTTAATTCAAGATGAATTGATAGAGAAGTATGGCGACGAGGCCGGCAGTATTGATTTATTAAATGGTAGTTTGGAAACCCAACTTGCATTATTACGAAATCTTTCCGCTGAACAAATCAGCGATAATGTTCGTAGGAATGAAAAAGCTTATGCTAATGCACAAAAATATTTAGATAAACAACGAAATAGTTCTGCTGGTTTAAGTATTATCCCACGGCTAGACAATGAGCTTTTCTCTACGCTTCAAAGTGAAATCGCCAATTTAGGTGGTGGGTATACAAATTCTGATACTTACGCAATTCAAGTTAGTTTCGCCAATAAGACTGCCGAAGAACAAATTGCCGCATGGGAACATTTATATGATGTTGTTAATGAGTATGGAAAACGAGCAGGGCGCGATGCAATTGATAATATTTCTCTCGTTTTGCAACAAATATCTGGGCAAATCAATAAGTTTGATAATACAAAATATCAAGAAAACAAGTTAATTTTTGAGCAAATCTCAGCTCAAAAAGCAATGTCTGATTATGGAGATCCCTACTATGATTTGTTGGAGATTCAAGACCGATATGATGAAGCTTTAGCACAAGGAGCAAGTCAGGAGGATCTTTCTGCTATAGCCGAAGAGTATGTAAACAACATTAATTCGTTCCTGGATGATCCGAAAAACTCTGAAATGGAAAAAGGCGTTCGCGCCTTTTTCGAAAATTTAAGAAAAAGCTTTATTGATAATTCAGCGGCCTATTTGATGTTCGGTGATGAAGCAAATAAAGTTTTAGCTCAATCAATTGCTGATGCTGGTTTAACAAGTGCTGAGTTACTTGATAGCGATAATGAATCATTATCTCAGCTTGTTGAAAAAGCCAAAGAATTTGGATATGAAGGAACAGAGGCTATTGACTGGGTTATTCAAAAGTTAATTGCTTTCGGTTATGTAGTTGATGACACGAAACAGAAAAATGATGAGCTGACTGAATCTCTGACGTTTAAGGAAATCAACACAAAAATAGATGATTTACAGTCTGCGTATTCTACTCTTTCTTCTGCTGTTACTGAGTATAATTCAGCTGGTAAAATATCGATAGATACTTTGCAATCTCTACTTTCGTTAGACACTCAATATCTATCCATGTTACAAATGCAGGATGGGCAACTAAAACTCAACGATGTATCTACACGAAATTATATTACTGCCCTTAAAATGCAAAAGGTAGAAGAGCTACAGACAGCAGCGGCCGAAGATATTTTAGCGTATGCCCAAGGGCGTACTGCCGATATGTCTTTAGCGGCTCAAATGGCGGTTAATAATCTAACAACTGCAATGGCTGATGCTGGCACAACAGGAACTGTATCCGCTGCCGGCATTTATAACTTTGCTGCATCTGTTGCTTCGATTGCCAATATACAGTTAGACAAGTTGAATCTTGGACAACAAAAGATTTTAAATTACTACGAGCAATGTGCTGATGCTGTTTGGCAGATAGGCACAAATATGAGTATGGTTGAGGTTGCTACAAATGGTGCAGCTTCTGCCGCATCAAATTTAAAATCTCAATTATCGACTGCAAAATCTGATATTCAAGGTCTACTGGACATGACGATTAGTATGCTTCGTCAGCAATATCGAGATTCAGCAGAGGCCCAAAAGGAATCTATCCAAAGCGAAATTGATGCTGTAAAAGATCTGCAAGAGGCAGAAAAAGAAGCAACTGAAGAAGCTCTCGATGGAATTCGCCGCAGGATTGAAGCCGAGATAGAGTTGCTTGACAAACAGAAAGAGTCAAGAGACTATCAAAAATCGTTGAATGAAAAGGAATCGGCAGTTGCAGATTTAGAAAACCAAATTGCTGAAATAGCCTATGATGATAGTGCCGAAGGAACAAAACGTCGCTTAGAACTTGAAGAGGAGTTAGCCGAGAAACGTTCTGAGTTAGAGGATTTCCAATTTGACCATAACATTGATACTCAGAAAGAAATTCTTGAAGCTGAACTGGAAAACGCTGAACAAATCTATCAGAATAAATTAGAGTTGATTGAAGCTGAGTACGAAGCTCGTCTTGAGTCTTTGCAAAATCAGTTAGATGCTGTTTCTGACTATACTGCATCTGAAGCAGAATTAAGAGCAGAAGCAATCGCTTTAATTGAAGGTCGCAGCGAAGAGTTTTATCAGGCATTATTAGAGTGGAATAGAGAGTATGGTACCGGTATTGATGCAGATGTAACGGGAAAATGGAACGCCGCATATAAAGCTTTGGAACAGTATAACTATCAACAACTTGGTGTTCAAGGGGTGTTGGAGTTACTTACAGAGCAAATGTATCAATTAAGTGATGCTGTAGGCGGTGTTGCAGGAGCATTTAATGGTGTCCTCGACAAAATGAATGCTGTACGTGATGGCTTTGCTCAAGTTCTTGTCGAGGGCTATGGAACGGTAACGCAGCTTTCTCAATGGATGGATCAGCTTAATGCTGGTATTAATGCGGATAGAGTTGACACTACCTATGAGCGAAACGCTTTGGCTTCGGCATGGGATGCCCAAAGTTATGGAAACGCAACCTATGGTGTAACCTCAGAAGGTGTTGGATCGGTAACTAAGAATCCAAGTAAATCAGCTGGGCAATTAGCTTATGAAAGAAGCGGCAGTACAATGACATATGAAGCATGGGTTCGTGGTCAGTATAATACTGCTAAAATGCAAGGTAATACCAGCGCATCATTTGAAGATTGGCGTAGACGAAAAGGATATGCTACCGGTGGTGTAGATACTTCTGGCGGTTTGGCTATGCTTCACGGATCTATTCGATCTCCTGAAGTAATCTTTAACGCTGAGGATGCGAAAAAGCTTTGGAATTTTGTTAATGAAAGTCCAAATTTATTGAATGATGTCTTCCGTGGTCTCACATTGAAAACACCCACATCATCCTCGTTTGAGAACAACGTGGGCGATATTAATGTCGAAATCAACATTGCGGGCAATGCAGACTCTGGAACTGTCGCTTCTCTGCGGCAAGAGGGAGAACGTATCGTTCAGCAGATTTATGATGGCGTCATCAAAAATATCAATAAAAATGCTAACAATCGTGGAGTTAGCAGAAATACAAAACATAGGCTGGTATAGGTGAGCTTTCAACCTCCTTTCCCCTGTGTTGGAGCTAGGAGGAACCGCCTATAACGTCTATAAATAAACGTGAACCTCGTTCTGATTTATTTTATACTTTTTCAATATATGTAAAGTTTTGGAGCCACCTTTAAGGTGGCTCTCATTTTTATTTTCGGAGGTGATTACTTGGCTTTTTATGGTCTACATTTTTTATTCGATGATCAATACTCAAAAAATTACGGATTGACTATCGCTGCTATTAATGGTAACTCTACAACTGAGGCTTCTGGCGGATCAAATATTGAAATCTTCTACGATTCCGTATATCGTAAGCCGAAAAAGTATATTTATGGCTCATCCCCAGAGGAAGTTTTAACTTTTGAAATGGAAGTTGTCAGCGAAAAGCCTTTATATGGGCTAAAGCGATCTAAAATTCAGAAGTGGCTTTTTGGCAGAACAAAGCCTTGTAAACTTCAAATAATTCAATCCGATTTACAGGATATTTACTTTAATTGTTTTTTGACAGATAGCTCTTTAATTTATCTGACAAATGAATGTTATGGATTTCGCTTTACAGTAGAATGTGATGCGCCGTGGGCGTGGCAGCTACCAAAAACTTATACATTTAGAAGGCCAGCTGAAGCCACACGTTTTACCCAGGAAATCCACTTTTACAACGACAGCGATGATACAGATTACACCTATCCTTTGATTGAAATGCAAGCTAGTTCTACCTTAATGAATGACGGTGAAGTTTCAATTATCAACCACTCTGATGGCGGTCGTACCTTCTCTTTTACACAGTTAAAAAAAGATGAGGTAGTAACGGTAGACAACGAAATACAACTGCTTTCTTCTAGTGAGGGCCGGCTATTGTCAGAAAATTTTAATAAAAATTTCTTCAGGTTGTTGCCTGGTGCGAATGAATTAGAAATCAATGGTGAAATCCAGTATTTGAAAATAACATATAGCAATGCAAGAAAGGTTGGCGGATAAAATGATTACGTTTGACAGTTTTGGCCGCTATGAAAAACCAGTCTTGACATTGGCAAACCCTAATCGCGTAGAATTAGGGCAACTTGGGTCTTATATGCACTTAAAACCTTCTTTAAATTTTAATGCTGTATCTGAGATCCAATTTGAATATCCTTATTTGTGTGAGGATGGTAAAAAATCTAATCTTTACGATGAGATTAAAGGAAAGCGTTTAATACGAACTGAAGAACTTGGTTATTTTATCATTACCAATGTAGAAGAATCAAATGATGGAATCAAACGTTATTTATCTGTTACTGCTACATCAGCGGAATTCGAGTTAAATGCGAAAAAAATCAATCTGTTTAACGGGACATATAAGTTTTATGATCCTGTTGACCCAAGCAACACTTTGCTTGGCAAACTCTTTCCTCCTTCATCTAACTGGACAATTGGGAAAGTGAGCGCCGATTTATGGAATAAGTATCGCACATTTGATATTAGCGACAGCACTTTATATGGATTCCTGATGAACGATGTGGAAGAGTCCTATGAAGCAATTTTTGTATTTGACACATATGATCGAAAGGTCAACGCCTATTCCCTATCAGATGCGGTTAATCGAACTGACATTTTTATCTCTTATCGGAATTTATTGAAATCTGAATCTCTGGAAGAGAATACGGAAGAAGTGGTGACCTGTCTAAGTTGTTACGGCGGGGATGGTGTGTCGATTGCCGGTGTTAACCCTTTAGGCACAGCCGTTATCTACAACTTTGATTATTTTAAAACCTGGATGAGCGATGAATTGGTTGCGGCTTTAAATCTGTGGGAACAAAAAATCGAGGACAATACTGCAGGGTATAAAAACCTTCTTGGTCAGTTTAAAGAGAAAAACACCTCATTGATTTCTTTGCAATCTGAACTTTCTGATTTGCAGGCACAATATGATGGCCATAAAAAAACTCAGGCAATCAAAATACAAACAAACCTCACAAAGGATGACGGATATAAAAGCACCGTTTCAACGATGAAGTCTTTGGATTCGCAAATTAGCAATAAAAAGAATGCCATTGCGACAATTGAAGCAGAGCTTTCCTCTTTAAGTAGTCAATTAAAAGCCATAAACGATCTATTAAGTTTTGACAATAGAGAGATTTTCTCCGAAGAAAACATTGCTGAATTGGAGAATTACCGGTATGAGAGCACCTATCAAGACGATACCTTCATTACGACAGATGTAATGAATCTAGTTGAACGTCAAGAGGTTGCCGAACAGTTATTTGAACAGTCAGAAATTCTTTTAGCAAAGGTTTCTCAGCCTCAATACACAATCAGCGCAAACAGCATGAACTTTGTTTTTCTTCCAGAGTTTCAACCCTTATTGGATCAGCTAAACCAAGGCGGCGCCGAGAAACTGAAGCAATTGTTGGGTGCAACAGTAAACCTTGAAACGAACACAGGGAAATATATTGAAGCGATTTTACTAGGAATTGAGTTTAATTATGATGATCCTACAGATTTCTCTATGATTTTCTCTAACAGGTATCGCTTAAACGATGGCACTTGGGAGTTTCAGGACCTTTATGGAGATACTGCAAAAACTTCGACTAATATGGGCTTCACCTACGAAGCTTTGAAGAATTGGGAGTCCTATAAAGGCGATGTTGTTTCTTTCGTAAATAGTAGCCTAGATCTTACAAAGAACGCCTTATTGAATGATAGTAACAATATCGAAATGGAATTTGATTCTACCGGTTTAATGGGGCGTCGTTTGAATGAAGAAACTGGAAAATATTATGGCGATCAAGTGTGGTTGACCAATAGCGTTCTTGCGTTTACCGATGATGGCTTTGATACTGTAAAAACCGCATTAGGAAAACTTACTTTGGCAGATGGCTCTGAACAGTATGGTCTGATTGCCGACGTTTTAATCGGTAAAGCTATATTTGGTTCACAGTTAACTTTATCAAATGAAGCAAATAATATGACATTAGACTCTGCGGGACTGACAATCACAACAACTAATGGGTTAAATAAGGTGATTCTGTCTCCTTCTTCTGGGTTTGCGATTCAAAAAAAGAGTGGATCTTCGTTTGTAAATCAGTTTTTCGTAGACACATCTGGCAATGTTGAAATGGTTGGTAAAATTACTGCAACCAGTGGTGAAATTGGCGGTTTCACGATTACGGGATCTTCTATTGAAAGCGATAATGGTAATATTAAGCTTAATTCAGATGGTACAGGAAAGTTGGGTTTACTAACTTGGACTGCAAATTCAGCCACTTTTAATGGCAATATTTATGCTGCTAACCTGCTTGATTCCATACAAACAAGTCATATTGCGACGGGAGCAATCACAACGGCCAAAATTGGAGCGAATGCCGTCACCCCCGCAAAACTCGACCGAACATATGCCACGGAAGCATACGTCGATGAGCTTTATGCTGATACTGCTACTATTAGAGATTTGAATGCAGCAATTGCAGAATTTGATGATGTGTATGCTACTAAAGCATATGTCAGCTCTTCTATCCAGAATATATCGACGATTGGAGATTTGTCTGTTGGTGAATTGAATGTTCCTCGTTCAGGCACTTATTACCGTTTCTATCCGCAAATATTATATGATTCGAGTGGTGCAACCATTAAAACCTCATCTGGTTCTGCGGTGTATATTTTAGCAGAATATTAAGGAGATAAAATGAAACAAGAGTTACAAGCAATTTACGATGCTCTTTGTACTGTAACGGTATCGGGGCATCAAAATATGATTATTATGAATAACGTACTTTCTTATTTAAAACGAAAAATCGCTGAGCCAGATATTATTGAAGGCGGTGAAGAGAATGTACAAGTTTAGCGGTGAATTAGACGAATTTAGTTTTATTGCCGGAAACTTTCAAGAATTAGAATTTCAGGTGCGTGATATGGAAACCAGTGAACCTGTCGATCTTAACGATTTGAGCGAGATTCGATGGGTTCTTTTTCGTTATGGGGATGTTGACAACCCCCTATTGAGTTTAAAAGGCGTTGTTTCCCTTACTGACCCTTCTATCTTTCGCATCACAATAAAAACAGATTATACGAAAGACCTTTCAGGGCTTTTTATGCATCAACCCATTTTGATTGATGGTGAAGGCAAAGAATTTAGTCCTGCACAAGGTCTTATCAACATTATCTCTCGCGCTAATCGAGAGAACAGCAATATTATAGTTTAGAAAAGGAGTTGTAGTTATGGTTACATTACCTCAAAGAAAAAGAATTGCTGACTTCTTACATGGTCAGGTTGATGCATCTGTAGTATCTCCTCCCTATTTTTACGTTGGTCTAGTAACTGGCAGTGTTGATGCAAATGGCAATATTACCGGCGAAGTAACTGGTGGTGGGTATCAGAGAGTGCAGATCGCTAATTCAAAAGAGAATTTTTCCAATGCAGATGATACCGGATCTGTATCTAACACCGTGGTTGTTGAATTTGCAGAAAGCACTGAATCTTGGGGAAATATTACATGTGTATTTTTGTCTGATGTACAGAGCGGCGGCAAAGCTTATTATTATATTCCTCTTGAGACTATGCGCTCTGTTCCCGCTTATACCACCGTACTGTTTAAATCAGGAGATATTCAGTTAACTGTTGGTAACTAATGCTAAGGTGTGGTCGAAATGACAAAAAAGTTTTCGATTTCTATCAATGATACAAAAAAATTTATTATCGGCATTACGGGGTACACAAAAGAGTTTTCGTGGAAAATCTCGAATCGTTTTCGTGTATTTACAAAAGATAGAGTTGCTATTTACGTTGGTACTTGTTTACCTGGTGGGCAATATCTTTTATCCGTAACTCACAGAATTCATTCTGTAGTTGGAACAGCGATTACTCGTTTTATAGCTTGGACAAGCGGAAAAGTTGAGCATACTGTAAATTATATTCATTTATTGATGCGATTTCCCGTAAACCATGCAATTAACGCCGTTCAGCAGCTTCGATTGTTTGCGCAAAAATCACGATTTGCGGCCGCTTTGTTTTTACACAAGGCTATTATAATAAATAATTCTGCGGTATTGAGTCTTGTAGAAATGATGAAGCTCAAAGATCTTATCGTGGATCCGGCTGACGGCGTAACCCTACTTACTTTATCTGACTATAACGAATTGACATTAGAGGAAATGTCTTATAAATCAAGTTAAGGTGGTGATTTAATGGCCTCTCTTTCTCCTAATTTAGGATTAAAATTATTTAGCGATTCAGACGGAGATACAACATTCCTTGCGTTTTATACCGGAATTGCTGGTACGGCTCAAAGTAGCAACTTTATGATTCTTGATGCCAAATATAAAGAGATTATGGATACAATTGCTGATACTCCAACATCGACTATTGTATACACAAAATGCAAGGTAGACGTTAATAATCCTTCGTTATATATCGCATCTGCCGCCGCCATTGTTGAATATATCGATAATATGTTTTTAATCGTTAGCCTTGATACTACTAACAATGGCTTAATGCAAATTAACATCAACGGTTTGGGCCCTATTTACTTAATGAAGTATAACACAGCTGGAGAGCTTACAAATTTAATGGCGGGTGAATTAAAAGCTAATCACAGTTATTTGGTTCGGTACGACGCCTCAACAAATTATTTCGTCATGTTAACCGCAATCGATAATGAGGATATCTATGTTCCTGGTGTTCAAAATAATATCCTTATTATCAATGGTGACCAACACGTTGCAGATAGTGGTATTGCATTAAATCAGTTGGTAAGAAGTGTGAACGGTAAATCAACTGAAGATGGTACAATTACGCTTAATTACGAAGATGTGGGTGCACTGGCTCCTGTTGATGGAGCCGTCGCAAACAATTTTGCGGCTTTAGATGCTGATGGAAAATTAATTGATAGTGGCAAGAACGGCGATTCGTTCCGCCCTGCAGACTGGATGCCTTCTGCCGCAGATGTTAAGGCGGACCCCGAAGGATCTGCCAATACTGTGCAGGAAAGTGTTAACGCGCATGTTGGGAATAAAGAAAATCCTCATGAGGTTACAGCGGCTCAGGTAGGAGCTGATCCTGCCGGATCTGCAAACACAGTTCAAACAAATTTGAATACTCATACTGGGAATTCTACTGTCCATTTGCCATCTAACGGTATTTTGACTGTAGCCAAAGGCGGTACTGGGGCAACGACAGCGGCTGCCGCTTTAACCGCTTTAGGAGCTGCCGCATCCTCTCACAATCAAGCTGCTTCTACTATCACCGCAGGAACCCTTGCTGGAAAAGTGGTTGCTAATGCTTCTGCGGTTGCCACGGCAACAAACAAGCAAGTACGTAATATCGTCATGAGAACAGCTTCATCAACTTCTGGATTAGCGAATGGAGATATTCTCCACGTTTATAGTTAGGAGGCGGCATGATGTCGGCTTATGATTATATGGGAAACGCTTTAAAACCAGTTAGCGAAATTTATGACTATGTTGGAAATGCCCTAAAACCCGTTAATGAAGCGTATGATTATATTGGGGGTGCATTGCACCTATATCACGCTATTCGTAAAGACCCTGAGCTTTACGGCACTAAACATGATGGAGGCATAACACCAACATATACATATGAGGATCAAGGTTCATATTACCATATTAAGGTTTCGGGAACATACAGCACAAGTGGTGGCGTTTATGAAGAATCTTGGTTTACTTTTTGGGTTGGGAATGTGTTAGTCGGCGATTCATTTAGTTTCACTTACACTTCGACGTTAGGAAACACTACTTACTGTAAAATAAGTATTGTTGGAGATTCGGGGACAGTGTATAAAACCAGCTCTTCGAAAGAAACGAATGTAACGGCGTCATATACTGTAAAAAATGGTGATTCTGCGGTCGGCCTCAGAGTACACAATGGTTATGCAGGCGATGGCAGCGGCGGAATGGGTTTCGCAGCAAATGTTTCTACAACAGCAAAAATATATAATGTCTCTCTAAACGGTGAAACATTATATCCTGTTTAATAAGGAGGTAACAAAGGATGATTTTATTTGATAATGGGATTCGATTCTACGAGTCGGTCGCATTTGATTTAGAAAAAAAATATCAAGGCAAATTATATCGTTGCCTCGAAATTACACTTACTGATACTAATTATGTAAATGTGTATAATGCATTTACTAGCGGGGTAGGATTCAGCATTGAGAATACTTATAACGATGAGGATGGCAATCCTATCGTTGATTCCTTCCCCAAATACGAATATAATGTATGCCATAGTATCAAAGATAATATGGATGGGACAATTACAGTAGAAATGTATAAAAAAACTGCGGATGAGTCTGCATTGGAGTTAGCAGAAGCAGAAAATGCTGCCCTTTTATTAGATTCATTAATGGGAGGTGTTGCTAATGCTTAATCTGACTCATGAAGAGTTGTTAGTTAAAATCAAAGATTACTATTTTAAAGGTTATTACTCGATAGATGACTTAACTGCATTAGTATCTGCCGGTATTATTACTGCAGAAGAAGCGACTGAAATCAAGGAGTACAATCCTGCTTTAACTAATGAGTTTGATAAACTGCGTGAGCAAAAACTCAGAGAAGTCTCTTTGGCTTGCTCCAATGCAATCTATGCTGGAATTAATGTAGAAACTACTGCCGGCGTAGAGCATTTTTCTTTAAGTATTAATGATCAGAAAAATCTTTTAACTCTACATTCTTTAGTTATGGCGGGTGCTACAGAGGTTTTATACCATGCTGATAATGCTCTTTGCCGTAAGTTCTCAGCCGATGAGTTTTCAAAAGTTGCATTCGCAGCTCAGGATTTTATTACATATCATACTACGCTATGCAACCACTATAATGTATGGATTAAACGTTGTATTGATATTAATGAATTGGCCACTATTGCTTATGGTGTTGAACTGCCGGAAGATTTAAAAGCGTCCATGGAGGCTCTATTAAATGCGTAAGCTTTTCCTGCGAAACACTATACTGTTTCTGATTTTTGGCTTCGCATATATTGGTATTGAGATCGTCTTTCGAGGTTTTTCTCATATCAGTATGTTTTTAATCGGTGGTTTATGTGGTGTTTTAATTGGTCTAATTAACGAATACTTTACTTACGAGATGGCTGTCTGTTCGCAGATGGCCATCTCTTCTTTTATTATAACATCCATTGAATTTTTGACGGGATGCATTGTCAATTTGTGGTTGGGTTTAAATGTATGGGACTATAGCGATCAGCAATACAACTTGTTGGGGCAAATCTGTCTTTTGTTTTCTAACCTATGGTTCTTTTTAAGTTTTGCCGCCATAATCGTTGACGATTATTTGAGGTTTTGGCTTTTCGATGAAGAAAAGCCGCATTACAAATGGTTATGAGGTGATTTAAATGGATGAGACCATTAGTCTCTTTAAAGAATATATTTCTATGGAAAATCTGTTTTTCATCCCTTTTCTTTTAGTTGTCGGAAATGGCATTAAAAGATCTACAAGAATCGATGATACCATGATTCCTAATATTTTAGGTATTTTAGGTATTTTTCTATGCTCTCTTGTTTCTTTTGCAACCAATCGCCCCGTCACTTGGATTAATTGGATTATTTTGATTACAGTATCCATTGGACAAGGTGTCTGTGTTGCTGGGGTGGCGGTTTTTATCAATCAGTGGATGAAACAACGAAATAAATATAAACAAATGCGTACGTTTGACGGAGAGGATTTGCCTGAGCACATGAAAAAAGACTTTGTTGAATGCGAGGTAGATTTCTCAGAATTACCCTCTAAGGAAAATGATTTTTGTTGCAACCATGATCCTATTTATGTACGAGACCTAAATACAGAGGTAGATTATATTTTGTATGAAATAGGGAGGGAATAAAATGTCTCAAAGATTAATTTTGCCCTTCAAACAACATAC